CCAGTTTATCGGTACAGGACTTGTCCCCTTCTTTCAAAACCGTACCGTATGCAATGACTTCTGCAACCTTGTTGTTGCTGTCAAAATCGTAATAATTGAAGCAGTCAGCAGCGTTTTCACAAAAGTGCATACCATGACCGCAAACATCAAGTTCCCCTTCTTCTTCAAACTTACCGGGGCAAGTGTACTGTTTGGTGTTACCATTCGGTGAACAAGTCCAATCAGGTCTGAACACTTTGAACCCATGAACAACTTCCTGAACTTCCGGGGTTTCAAATGCTTTCTTTTCTTCCATGCCTTTATTCCTCACTTTCCAAAAATGCAACTGCTCTGTCATAGTTGCGTTCTAACATTCTAAGTTCTTCCTTTTCACGTGATTCCTTATCGCATACTGCCTGATATATTTCATCATTTCTGAAAGCTGTCACTTCATTGGTAATCAGGTCAGTGATAACCTGTGGTTCAAGTGCATCCAGTTCCCAAGATTCATCACCGTACTGTTCAATGTATTTTCCGCATCTGCTGTCAGAAAGTTTTGCCGGGTTTGGCGGTGGATTGTATGTGTCAATCTGATTCATTGTCAGTGCCACACGCTTAACTTCTACATCTGCACCAAACAACCACAATCTTTCCTGAATATCCCTTGTCATATCAATACCACTTGGGTCATGGTCACCCAAATGAATGATGATGCGGTTTTCTCTGTCACGCTGATAAATGAAACGCTGTGCAGCACTCCACATTTCTGACTGGGAAGTGTAACCCCTACATGAAAAATACGGTGTGTCAAGTGGTCTACAAGCCTGTCCCACAATGTCAACCAAGGCATCCTTTTCAACCCATACTTCAACATAATTTGGTTGACCTTCCCACTTATCAAGAAGGTATGAATACCTTGCGGATGCAATCACATCTGCCGGGTTATCCCAGTGACCATTGCTTCTAAGATTGCGGGTTCTGTCTGTTATACTGTGCCAGTCAATCAATCCGGCAAGTCTGCCATCATTGATAAGGCTGCCAATGTTCTTATAACTGCGTTCATTGTTCGGTATGTAACCACGTGCAACCAACTGATAATATGCTTGTCTAAGGGTCAGTTCATATCCCTGTGCCTGATATTCTTCAACCACCTGATTCACAAGTTCAATCAGGTCAAGGCTTTTCTGCTGAAACTTGATTTCTTTATACTGAATTTTTGGCATTTCTCACTGACCCCCCCCCTAAAGTGCGATGCCTTCAATTTCTGCAAATCTTCTTGCATTGATGAAGTATGCCCAACGGTTTTCAGAAGTCTTGACTGCATATCCCCAAGGGAAAACTCCCTGTTGCAATCCTTTTCTTACTGTACCCTTATCCATTCCAAGGAAAACCGCTGCTTCTTCCGGCAACATCTTCTTGATTTTCCCTTCTGCAACTGCATCCTTCGGCATTGCAACAACTGGTGCATCTTCCTGTTCAAAATAGTCAGGTGCAAGTCCAAGTGATACTGCAATATCACTCTGAACCTTTTCTGACGGTACGGTCTTATCATTCAGATACATACTGATTGACCCTTTACTTTTTCCTGTCAGACCAACAACCTGTGCCTGATTGATTCCTAACTGCTGCATAGCCTTTTTCAACTTTTCGCTGAATTTCATGTTATATCACCTTTCCTTTCTTTGGGTTAAGAACTCTTAACTTTTTTGGTAAAAAATAAGATGGGAATGAACTCATAAGGAACACCCAACAGGTCACAAGCAAGATTCATTTCAGCCTGTGTCCAGTCAACCCTTCCGTTCAGCTTTGCCGACAAGGTAACAGTTGACATTGACATTGCATCAGCAAATTTTTCCTGTGTTCCAAATACTTCCTTTATTTTTCCTCTTAACTTTGAATAATCAAATGCCACTTTATTCACCGCCTTTCAAATCATCAGGGAAAGCATTGTTATTGTACTGTTTCCTGATTCTGACCTTCACAAGACCTGATTCCAACTGTTCAAAACTGACTTCTTTGAACCGCTGCTTTTTCTGCTTCAAACCTTCAACATAAGCCATGTATTCAAGTTTTCCGTCAAATTCAAGAATCTGTTCAATCCAAGCTGCCACAATTTTCTTCACAAAATCACCTTCTTTCTTTTACCGGGTGCTTATGCAGCAACTCGGCATCTTGTCAATTCAGTCTGCTTTATACCTCTGAACTCTGTATGTGCTTTCACTGTACCAGTGATTAGCATATCAGAAACTTCTTCATCAATGAATTTTCCGGTTTTCCATGTGTAAACATTACCATCTTCACCGATGATTTTATAAATATGTGTGATACCAAAATCAGTTTCCCAACTGGTTACACATTTGACTGACCTAACCTTTACGGTGATTCTGTCTTTTACTTCACCAACATATTCTGAACAACTTTCAGCATCCTGAATTGCCTTTCTTTTTGCTGCTTTCTCTAAATCCCTATCATAAGCCGGGAATAATGAAGCAAGTAAACCGAATGTATTACCAGTTATATATTCAAGACTGCAAGCTGTTTTCAGATTGTGGATGTAATTACTTGATTCATCCTGTTCTACTATCCACGCAAGGGAATCAGATACCAATTTTACGGTTGACTGTGATTCAATATCAAATCCAATCTCACGCATCTTATACCGTAAATCTTCCATGTATTCTCTTGGAAATAATCTTCCATGTGCTGCATCGTAAAAATCTATTGCCCTTGATGTTGTGCTGACACCTTCATCAGATGACCTTGTGAAACCAAAGTGCTTGATTGTTTCAGCAACATAAGAAAGATATTCTATGGTTGAAATATAGTGCTGAATATGACAACCGGGTTCAGGTGCTTCACCTTCAATCAAAGTATCGAATAAACTCATGTATTGTGTGACTGCTTCTGCACTCATGCCATGTGTAAAATCTTTCAGGCAACTTTTTCCAACCTGTTTGAACTCACCTGTTGTCTTATTCCTGACAATGTATGTGTTCTTGCGGTATCTGTTGCTATTACAGTGTTCACATACAGGTTTGCTTATATAATACCGTTCAGGAACTTCCACACCAACGCCTGTGATAATATTTCCTTTTTCTGTATGGTCAACTTCTGCTATGAACTCCCAATCATTGATGACAGCAGTTCCTTCTGCTTCAACCAGTACAAACCGGGCATTGTATGTTTTTCCATTTTCATCTTTTAATTCCTTAAACACTTCACCAGTCTGTTGATAATGGAAATCACAACCGTATGCCTTGCATTTGTTGAAAATGCGTGTCAGCTTCTTTTCAAGCCTTTCCATATTTCCTTCATAAATCGCATATTCCATAGCCTTTACTTCCTTTCCAACAGTTCCTTCAAAAAGTTGTCTATTGTCAGCACATCCGTATATCAATCAGGTGATGCCTTGACCCTATCAGATTTCACATTAAAATCTGCAAACCTGTCAGCCAACATTGAACCTTTTGAACGGTTGTGTTCAAACCGTTGGGGTTTTCACATTAAAAACCACCAAAAACCTGTTGACCAACACACAATAGACAATTTTTTGAAAGAACTGTTTCTTGTAAAAATCCTATTCCTTGATTTTGTAAACCGCTGCAACGGCTTTCTTTGGAGTGTCAGGCAGTGGATGGGACTGCCTGACTATGAAAAAAAAATGCTGTGAAACAAGGTGCTGTGTCATCTCGTGCGGTTGATTCTTCCACTTAACGGTTTCTTGGTTTAGGGGTAAAGTGCTGATTGGTTCAGCCTGTTCAGTTTTCTTCAAATAGTGCTGACACTTTGCTTTCTTGCCCTACCGTTCCTGTTTTCTTCAACTTCTTTGCCGGGTCATGTTTATTCTTCACACGCTCTGTCTGCCATTAGTTTTTGCAGCCTGACCACCATGTCACTTGCGTGTAGCCCTATCACTTCACCCGAACCTTCCTACTTGCCTTGTTTCTGTAAGTTAAGAACTCTTAACTTGTCTATACTATAACATCACCGTTTCTGTATGTCAACAACTTTTTTAAGAAATCTTAACTTTTTTTCAAGTTTGATTGAAAATCCCTTAACTTTGCTTTATAATAGGAACTACCAAGCCATACAGAAAGGGGTGAATATCATGGAAGAAACTTTTGGTAAAAGATTACAGAAAGCATTGAATGAAAAAGGTTGGAAACAAGTTGACCTTGCAAATGCAACAGGATTTTCAAAAGCAAGAATCAGCCAATGGGTACACAATAAATATATACCAAATGCAGAAGGTTTGAATCTGATTGCTGAAACGCTTGGTGTCAGTGAAACTTGGCTGATGGGTCACGATACCCCAAAAACGTATGACAGAAAGAAGTTAGAAATGCAGTATGAAGTGTGTGATTTATTTCAGAAGTGTTATGGTCAAGAAGCATACAGTGCAGTAAGTATGTTCCTGAAACTTGATGAAATAGACCGTTCAAAGGTCATTGAACGTATTCAGACATTGCTTGAATCAGAAAAATATTCTATCAAAAAAGAATCATCAAACGCATAGACAACATTGTGTATGTGGATTTCAAAAGGTAACTGTTGGTAACTGGTAGCTGTTAATTTTCTATACTGTATATTTTTACTTTTTATATTTTATTTTTTTAATACTGAAAATAACATATTAAGAAAATTATGAAAAACCGATACCAACAGATACTTTATTGAAAATACTGCATTTCAAACGGTTACTTTAACAGATACCAACAGTTACAACAATGAAAGGAAGGTAAAATTTTATGTTTGGAAAGAAAAAAGAAAAGAAGGACTTGACTGGTTTATCAATTTACACTGCATTTCACCATATTTCAGGGTTGCCTATTGTAGAAGATACCCTTTGTGAAGTGTTTTCATTCCCTGATAGAATTGATTTCAAAGCCGGAACAACTGAAATTACCCTATCAAAGAATAAAATAACTGACATATCAATTAAAACCGATACTGAAATACAAAATCAGGCTGTTTCCAGTGTTGGCGGTGCTGTTGCCGGGGCAATGCTCTTTGGTGCTGTTGGTGCAATTATAGGTGGAAGGGCAAAAGATAAGAAAGTCAAAACTGTGACTAATTACTTGATTATCACATATTCAAATGACGGTGATGTGAAGTTCATCGTATTTGATACCAAAAACAACTCACAATCTGCTGATAAACTTGTAAAAGAATTTCAGAAAAGCGGTTCATCGTCAGGTGTAAAGATTGAACTATAAACACAAAAAATGAACCCCAACCGTTGCAGCGGTCAGGGTTCTAATAACTCTATACCAAGGAATAGGATGATATAGGCTATGCACCCACTATTATATCATTCATTCCTTGGATTTTCAATCAGAAAGGAATGAATAACTATGGGAAAAAGAAACCCAAACGGTTACGGTTGTGTAACCAAACTAAAAGGCAACAGGTCACGCCCTTGGGTTGTCAAGGTTACTGTATATGATGACCAAGGCGGTTCAAAGCAAGTACCAGTTGGGTATGCAGAATCAGAAGAAAAAGCCAACATCCTTCTTGCAGAATATAACAACAATCCTTGGGATATTGACCGGGAAAAAGTTACCCTTGCGGTATTATATCAGCGTTGGTCACAAATCAAGCTGCCAAAACTGGGAAAATCAAATCAGCAATCATTGCGTTCAGCGTTCAAACATTGTTCAAAATATTATGGTGTGAAGTATAGAAGTCTGAAATCATATCAGATGCAAGACTGCATTGACAACTGCGGGTGTGCATACTCTAC